AGAGTGTAAATGTTATAATTTTATTTATAGTTTTAGTGGTCGTGAAGATAGGTGTGTTGCAAGATATATGGATTGTGAGGACAATAATAATGAAGTAACTCTTAACGTGGGGGATAACTATGTGTGTACAAAAGATCAGAGTAGTTTTATCCTAACATCAGGGTGTAGAGGTTCAATTGTTGAGGTAATTGATAATGGTGTTTGTGACGAATTATGTGGTCTTGGTGTATGTATAGAATATGAGATTTACAATCCACTAGGAGCACCTTGTGAAGTTTACTACATTGATTGTTTTGGTGATAGAGGATTTTATACTGTAGGTCCGTTTGATACTGTATCTATTTGTTCAACATCCGGTTTTGACTACATGTGTAAGGGATTAAACATTACAGAGATTGGACCTTGTGTTTAGGAATTATTTATATTTATTAAAAAATGTTTAAATTATAACCATGGAACAAAATAAAAATTTAACAATATGGCAGAAGTTATCCAAAACGTTTGGACCAAACTCCTTACTGGGTATGGATTATCCGTCATATAAATTCGATAAAAAAGAACTATTAAAAACCACGGACAAGGAAACGTACGAAAGAGAAAAATTACAACTCCAACAATCGTTTTATTTATCCAGTCAGTGGCAAAAAGTTGAAAATAATTTGTACACCCAAGCGGTTTACTATGAACCAAATCGTATAGCGGCGTTCTATGATTACGAATCAATGGAATACACCCCAGAAATATCGACCGCTTTGGATATCTATTCTGAGGAATCTACAACACCAAATCAAGATGGTCACATATTACAAATCTATTCCGAGTCAAAAAGGATTAAGGGAATATTAGCCGATTTGTTTAATAACACATTAGACATTAATACCAATCTACAAATGTGGATTAGAAATACATGTAAGTATGGTGATAACTTTGTGTACCTTAAATTGGACCAAGAAAAGGGTATTGTTGGGTGTATACAATTACCAAACATTGAGATTGAACGTTTGGAGAGGGGTACAGAAGCTATGTCAATAAACGCTTCACCGGATCCAAAAGCTAAGGGTGTTAGATTTCACTGGAAAGCGAAAGATATGGAATTCAACACTTGGGAAATAGCTCACTTCAGATTACTTGGTGATGATAGAAAATTACCATACGGTACATCTATGTTGGAGAAAGCGAGACGTATATGGAAACAACTTGTACTAGCTGAGGACGCTATGTTAATATATAGAACATCGAGAGCACCAGAACGTAGAGTGTTTAAAGTTTATGTTGGTAACATGGACGATAAGGATGTTGAAGCTTATGTACAACGTGTAGCGAATAAATTTAAACGTGACCAAGTTGTTGACAACAAAACTGGTAATGTTGACTTACGATTTAATCAGATGGCGGTCGATCAGGATTATTTTATTCCTGTTAGAGATCCAGCCCAAACAATGCCGATAGAAACATTACCAGGTGGTACAAACCTATCTGAAATCGCGGATATTGAGTATATCCAAAAGAAATTGGTTACCGCTTTAAGAATACCAAAAGCTTATTTAGGTTTTGAGGAGGTCGTTGGTGACGGTAAAAATTTATCGTTACTGGATATTAGATTTGCTAGAACAATAAATAAAATACAAAAAAGTATTTTAGCTGAATTAAATAAAATCGCTATTATTCACTTATTCCTAATGGGATTTGAGGATGAATTACAAAACTTTACATTAGGGTTAACAAACCCATCTAAACAAGCTGACTTGTTAATGGTTGAGGTTTGGAAAGAAAAAATGTTACTTTATAAAGATTGTGTGGGTGAAATACCTAAGTCAATACAACCAACGTCAGCGACGTGGGCTAAGAAACATATTCTTGGTATGTCTGATGAGGATATTAAACTTGACATTAATCAAATTAGAATGGAGAGAGCTATTTCAGCTGAACTCGATAATACCGCTACGGTTATTACCAGGACTGGAATATTCGATAACGTAGATAGGTTATATAAAACGGTAACCGGTAGTACACAACCAACAACACCAACAGCTGGTGGACCATCATCACCACCTCCACCAGGTGGGGGAGCTCCACCACCACCTCCACCACCTCCAGGACCTGAAGAACCGTTAGCTGATGAGGTAACACCAAGAAAATTAGGTTTATTATTCGAGGATAATAACACAACGTTTGATGAGTATTTTAACCACAATAAAAATAATTCTTTGGGTGAAATTTCGGAAGAGTTAGATAAATTGTTAAATGGGTAATATTTATACTAAAAAAGATCATGGAATTTGGTATATTAAAAACAAAAATTGAGGACAAACTGGTTCACTCATATGTCAATAACACAATGAAGAAGGATTTATTTGTTTTCGAACAATTAATTTTAAATAATAAAAATTTAAGTAAGTTGTACCTAATGTATGATGAATTATCATCAAAAAAAGGTTTATCAGAATCTGTTGGTAATGATTTTATAACTGAAAGTATTTCCGAATTTAAATCAATTAAAAAAAATATAACAAAGTCAGACTTGGATGAAATCAATATGTGGATTGGACATTTAAAATCGGAAAATAGATATGTTGATATTGACAACCTTTTTACCACTAACGTCACAAAACTTGAGGAAAAAGTTAAAAGTAAAAAAAATATTTTAACAAATTTAATGGATACTCAAAATATAACTGAATCAAAACCTAATGTAACTTTATCTAATTTAATGAACATAGCTAACAAAACTGTTAACGATTATCTAGACACATTATCTGAATCAGAAAAAAATGAAGTTAAAAAATTAATAAGTGAGGATGAGAATAAATTAATGGTTGAGTTTAACTTTATAAAAGAAAATTCAATTAACAGATTAAATAAGTTAAAATTGTCGGAGTCAAACACTGATGTGATAAAAACCATTGACGAGACAATATCTAAAATTGAGGGTGAGGACTTTTCAAAAGTATCTTACGTTAAATTAAAAAGACTAAATGAGGATCTTTAATTTTTGTTTTTAAATTTTTCTCTGTATATAGCTTTATTTAAAATCTGTCTTTTTACGACAGATTTTTTTTTGTATTCTTTTCGATCATTTAGAAAACTATTCTGTCTTGTTTTAATTACCTTACTCTTCAATTCTTTAAGAGCTTTCTCAATTTCATTTTTTCTTACCTTAACTATTAACATAATTCAAATTAAATGTTTATTATATTGATATATATACAAATTTTTCGTAAACTTATTAAAAAATAAACAAATATACTATGAAAAATAGAAATGAAAAAAGGAAAAACGTCAAAAATAGATGGTTTTAAAAATTCAAAAGTTTTATACGGAACTGTTGACTCAAAAAATTTAAAATCTTTATATCTAAATTTACAGACCTGGGTTGAACCCAAATACGAGTCTGAAAACTGGCCTAGAGTCATCATGAACATGAGTAGATCAGTTAAACATTCAATATATAATAATTTAGATACATCATTATTCAATAAAAATTACATTGTTGATCTTGATTTAAGATCTAGTGGGATTCAGATTAATAAAAAATCATTTATGAATCTAGAAATAAATCTATATTTAACGGAAAATATGGATTTTAAATCAAACGAAATAAAAAAATCATTAAAAAATTTACTTAAAAGAATATATTCTGAGGTTTTAAATAATAACACACATTTTGATTTTTATCTAACCAAAAATGGAAATTATAAAGAGGTTAAGATAAAAACAGAAAAAGTTTAATATTTATTATAAAACTTCGAAATGAAAATATTAGCACCTAATGAAACCGGTAAGGGTATTCTAATTGAGTACGACGCTGGGTATATAAATCCTAAGTCGGAAAACAACCACTATATAATGGAATCCAAAAGTTTTATGGACCATTCAAAACCATTTGAGTTCTACGCTGTACTCCAGAAGTATGACACACCAAATAGAAATGGACGTGTATACCCTAAGAACATATTGATGAGGGAATCGGATAATTACAAAAAGATGATTGATAAGGGTATTTCGTTATCTGAGTTAAATCACCCAGAGTCATCTCTTATAGATTTAGATCGTGCGTCACACATCATTACAGACATATGGTGGGATGGTCCGGTATTACTTGGTAAACTAAGATTACTAACTAGTCCTGGGTTTCATGAGAGTGGGATATGTTCAACAAAAGGTGATATAGCGGCTAACTACCTTAGACAAGGGGTTACACTTGGTATTTCATCTAGAGGTGTTGGTTCCTTAAAAAAGGTGGGGGACAGAAACGAAGTTCAGGATGATTTTGAATTAATTTGTTTTGACTTAGTTTCATCACCGTCAACCCCAGGAGCTTATCTATTTTTAAATAAAGATGATCGATCTAAATATGAAGAAAATTTAGATGAGGAAAAGAAAATGAATATAGAAAGAGCTACCGGAGTAGAATCATCATCTATAGACAAAACAAAAAGTTTAATGGATAAATTATCTTCATTTCTTGACAAATAAAAAAATAAGTTTTATTTTTGTTCTAAATTAATAAATTAATAAAATTATGGAACAAGGACAAATGTATTTTGTGACCAAAATCACTTCCGACTTATTGGATAGTGAGACTGGTAAAGTTAGAAAAGTAAAAGAAGAGAAGTTAGTATTGGGGTATAGTCCAACTGACGTGGAAGCTAAAGTAACAAAAGTATATGAGAATTATACGATGGACTGGAGAATCACATCAATAACTGAAAGTAAAATTGATGAGGTTATCGAATAAAAAAAAATAATTTAATATTTTTTAAAAGGTGGGGATACATTTGTGTCCCCATTTTTTTTTACTTAAAAACCGAATTAATTGAATTTTTTTGATTTCAATACTATTTATATGGAAACAAAACAATAAATGAAAAAAAATTCTTTAGTAGAGGATACACTATTCCAGATTAATAATCTGGAAAACGTTATTAAAGAGAACGCACAAGGAATACTTCAATCAACAATGAAGGAAGAAATCAAATCTTTAGTAAAAGAATCGTTAATGGAACAAAGTGAACCAGCGATTGATGACGAAGACGAAGTAGAAGGGGTTGCAGAACCTATGGACGACACTCAGGATCTAGGTGATGATGACATGATGGCTGATGATGACATGATGGCTGATGATGACATGATGGCTGATGATGACATGATGGCTGATGATGACATGATGGATGATGACGAAACTATTGACATGACTGACGCTTCACCAGAAGAAGTTCTTAAGGTGTTCAAAGCTATGAGTGATGAAGATGGAATTATCGTTAAAAAAGACGATAACATGATTCATTTAACAGATGATGATAATGAGTATTTAATTAAATTAAACGAGTCCATGAGAGATTTTGAATATGAAGACGACGATTTTGAAGATGATTTCGAAATCCCAGTAAAAGCTAAAAGACACAGGGACCACGGTCACGGATCTAAAAAATTCGAAATGGATTTAGATGATCTTGAACTTGACGAGTATGATTATATGGGTCATGACTTATATGAATCAGACCCTATGGTTTATGAGGTAGATGATTATGATGATCTAAATGAAGGAGATCCTATGGTTTATGAAATGGACGATGAGGAATCTGGAGCTTATAATCCGGATGATACAATCTATGAAATTGAAATGAACGTTGATTCAGATGATTTTGATGATGATTCAGATGAGATTGATTTTGATGAGATTGATTTTGATGACGATGAGGTAGTTCGTGAGTCTAAATCGTTTAAAGCTAAAGGTATGGGTATGGGGTCACCATCAAAATTCAAATATGGTAAACGACCAAACTTAGACAAAGGTTTTGATGAAGACATGAAAGAAGGTCCTAAACACAAATTTACTGGTAAAGCTAAATTTGAGTATAAAGAGGAAGTTAATTCTGATGGTAAATTAAAACCACTATCTAAGAAAAAAGAAACAAAAGAAGCTTCTAGAACTCTTGGTAATGGGAAAAGATTTGGAAGAATGGGGTTAGATAAACCAAAAGCAGCTCCAAGACACCTAAGAAAAGAAAGTACTGAGGAACTTCACGTTTTAAGAAATAAGAATGAGGAGTATAGAAAAGCTTTGGATCTTTTTAGAAATAAACTAAATGAAGTGGCTGTATTTAATTCTAACTTAGCTTACGCTACACGATTATTTACGGAACATTCAACAACTAAACAAGAGAAACTTAATATTCTTAAAAGATTTGACAATGTCGATACTTTAAAAGAATCTAAGAATCTTTATCAGTCAATTAAAGGAGAACTTTCAGAAGGAAAAACTGAATCTGGTAATATTACAGAATCAATCGAGAGAACAGTATCTAAAGCACCAACAAATGGTTCAGCTGTTAATCTAATTGAATCTAAAACTTATGAGAATCCTCAGTTTTTAAGAATGAAAGACTTAATGACAAAAATAAAATAAATAAACCTAAAAATAAAAACCTAAAAAAATGGGAGCATTATTAGAATCAGGTCTTGTAGGTAACATCGGGTTAAAACACCTTAAAGTTATCAAAGAAGACACAATAAACAAATGGGACAGATTAGGGTTCCTAGAGGGTCTTAAAGGACACTTAAAAGAAAACGTAGCTCAGTTATATGAGAACCAAGCGTCTTTCCTAATTAACGAAGCAACTTCTGAAGGTTCAAACGGAGCTTTCGAAACTGTTGTTTTCCCTATCGTGAGAAGAGTATTCTCTAAATTATTGGCTAACGATATCGTATCGGTACAAGCTATGAACTTACCAATCGGTAAATTGTTCTACTTTATTCCACGTATCCAAGGTTACGCTTCCGGAGATACTCCAAGTGCAGCTAATGGATGGACTGGATTTGGTGAACATTATTCACCAATCGGATCACCAGAAGCGGTAGCTAAAGGTGAAAATGATCCAGGACAAGGATACCCAGGATATTTAGGAATCAATAACAAACCATTCAAGAAAAATCTTTATGATTTATTTTATGAAGGTTCTGAAGGTGAATTAGATCCTCCAGGATTATTTGATTACTCTAAAGGTTCTTGGACAGCTGTTTCACAAACCACAACAATGCAGGTATGGGTTGGTTCTGGTTTAGAAGACGCTGACGCTGGTCAATTAGATGATCAAACAAACCTTCGTAAAGTTATTGTTAAACTTTGTGGATGGAAATCTATTCCAGGTATTGGTAAATTAATTGGTCCTGATGGTCATGAGGTAGATTCAGAAACTTTCCTTTCTGATTTAAGACTTTACGCTAACACACCTTTCTTGACTGAAAATTCACCTTGTAATCCA